TGCCAATCTCTAAGATTGAAAGTTTCAAGACTCGATTCTTCACTTCTGTTTCGATGTATTTCATTATTTTGCAAAAGATGGTCTACGGACATCTATGTGCAGCTTTGATGGAAAATAACATTGGAACTGGAATTGGAGCAGGTCTAAACTGTTATTCTGATTGGGAGGCTTTGTTTGTCTTTCTGAACAAATTTGGAACCTTTATTGATCGTTGTATTGCTGGAGATTTTTCTGGCTTTGATTGTGAAATGTGTGCCATTCGTATGTTTTTGGGATTGTCAGTTTGCCGCAATTTGCTTATTCGTTCAGGGAACTTTTCCCAGGAATGGTTACAAATAGCTGCAGGTTTGAATAATGATTTAATTCATCCCTTTGTAAACTTTAATGGAGACATTGCACAGATCTATGGCTCTAACTGTTCAGGACATTTTCTTACTCTTATTCTGAATTGTGTTGTCAATATGATTGATATGCGCTACGCATTTGTGATTGGAACTGGTCTTCCAGCTAGTTCCTTTAACAAATTTGTGGCTGCTAATTTCACTGGTGATGATAACATTATGGCAGTTCGATATCCCATTCGCTTTGATCATACACTTATTCAGAAGATTCTCGGTGATGTCGGGATCACTTATACGATGGCTGATAAGACATCGGACAGTGTACCTTATGTTCGAGGAGATTCTGTTGAGTATTTGAAGCGAACGTTTTCTGTTGTCCAGGACAAAGTTGTTGCCCCTCTTTCTAAAGATTCATTGATCAAAAGCCTCTCGACTGTTACCAAGTCGAAAGTTCTCTGTGAAGAAGAACAAATGGCTCAGATTATTGAGGTTGCCAACCGTGAATATTCCCTTCATGGAAAGGAAACTTATGATAAGATGCACAATATATTTGTTGACATCATTGATCGAACGCCCGAATTACGGGTATATATCCCTCCTCGCTTTTGGTTCGGATGGCAGGAAACTTTCGATTCAGTTGTTTCGGGCAACTGTTTTGATGATGATGTCTTTGAGCCGGAGGAGTTTCTTCCAAGTTCAGAGATTTGTGAGTGGTATGAAGCTCCGTCTTCTCTTCCGCCTTTTCCCTACTTTGTCTTTACTTTGGCCGTCTTGATATCTCCTCTCAATGAGGAACTTTTTAAGAGACGTTTTTGGTGGGCGCCAATTGTTCTTCCTTTGTATGAGAGCGCTTTTGTCCACTATGATACTCC